TGGAATCAACCACGATATCAAAAAGGACATAATAAATGGAATCAGTACAGTTAAAAGTTAATGCTACTGTTGTAGCAAACAATCGTAAAGCACTGAACAATGTTGGTCGCCAGTTTGGTGGCCAGTTCTTCCGTGCAAGTCAGGAAAACACTAATCCAAAGCATGACGAGGAAGTGATTGCTTCACAGAACAACCATGACCTCGATCTCGTATTAAACCGTAGCCCACGTCGCTTTAAGGTGACCGGCACAGACATCGTTGCAGTAGAGGTAGGCGAGGACGCAACAGGCGCATCTCTCGTATACATCAACCGCGGACGCAAGATCCACGTTGGCGATAAGGAGTTCTCGACAGAGGCCCGTATTCCAATCTCTCCTGAGATGAACATCGCATCTGAGGTTACAGACGAAGTTCTTGCGGACGCGCTGAAGGGTGACAAGTCTAAGATCTTCGCAGATCCAGACGCACTCGTAGAGAAGTGTAACACTCTCAACGAGATGGAGATTGCTCGTCTTGAGCGTCTTAAGACCGCTCTCGAGAAGCAGATCCAGATGATCCGCTCTACTGTAAACACGAACATCGACAAGGCTCGTAAGTACAAGAGTGAGCGCACCGCAACTGTTGTAGAAGTCATCGATAACAACTAATAGACGATGAAGAAGCTTTTGTCCGATAATAGTCGAAAGCTGATAGATCTTATGCTCACACAAGAGCCGAAAATTGCAGAAGCAGTTTTTATGGATGTTGACAACCGTGAAGCTTATAAAATTCTCGATATTTACGAGGATGGTACACTGGTTTTAGGTAAACGCAGTGTCCGTTGGTGGAACAAGTTGTTCAATCTGGAAAAGACGATCAGTTTCAAAGACTTTGCTTTCAGTGTAATGAAAGCGCTTGTCGGCATGGCAACAAAAGACCCAAACAAAAACGTAATTCTTAAAGGATTAAGCGAGGAGCTAATCTCTAAGGCGGTAATGCGCGAAGATTACGATTGGGTTGTTAATCGCCTATTTGACACCGCTCGTTTTGGAGTGGAAAACGGTAGACTTAATACTGTAGCTACGCCGGCTGTAGGCAGCGAAGATAACAATCGAGCTGCTGTGAATGTCAGATTAGAAAATAGGGGGTACGTCCCCATATACGATAGTGTAGGAAACGTATTATTACATTTAAGGTTGAAATTTGACGGATATTCGTTTGACAAATTTTAAAATAAGATTAACGAAGCATATTGCTATCTAGTTATACTAATCTATGATTGGTATAATAAGTCTTATATTATGTTTGAATGACGAATAAAAGTTGGTTTTGATTTTAAATCAACGTTTGTTGCAAACAGGTATTAACTTAAGTTGTTTAGCTGGATTCTCATATGAGAATGTACAAGATGTCTATGACAAGCTTGTCGTAATAGCTAAACGACTTAAGTTCCTTTATTCCTTTTGGTTAAGGTGTAGAGGACAAGGTAGGTACGAGCTCTCGAATTCATATTAGTAATCAAATGTTTAATTAAATCAATAAAAAATTATGGATAAGAAGACTATTAAGATGGATTCAAAGAATATCATTATTGCTCGTAAGAAGTTAGACGAGACTATTACGAATTACTGGCACATCATTCGTACAGAAAATGTAATGTCAACTAAAGCTCTCAAGGCCGGTATGGGTTCTGGACTTGATTTGACGATGCTATACAACAAGATAACCCAGATGGCAGAAACAAGAATAAAGCTCAAGCTTATGCTCAACGCGATAAACAACGGAATTACAACGTTCAATTACGATGAGGAGAAGAAGAAGCATTATTATACAATTTTTGCCGCTTGTGAAGAGAAGGAGAAGATGGCTCACTGGAAAGAGATTATCAAGAAGACTATAGACCCCAAGCTTAAGGCTAAGAAGGGTGTTTTAGGTACTGGTAAGCGAGAGGTATTTAGTAGTGCTAAGATTACTTCACTAATGAATGCCATTCAGTTGAACATCAATAATCTCGACGCAAAGATTGAGAAATACAACAACGATACTGCAATTGAGATAGACTCTGAGATATCTCCGGACATTTCTGAGCTTATTGCAGCTTAAAAAATAAATTTAGTATGCGGTGTTGGCGCTATTAAAGTGGATCGAGGCCACTAATACTAACTTTGATTTAAGCCCATATTTTTCTGAATATGATAACTTTATTGTCTAAAGAACAATAACGGCTTAAAACGCAAGGAAATGCCCTTAAATGGGCTTTTATTAACAACAAGGCATAATCAATATGAAAACGATAAAAGAAGATTTACAAAACTTAAAAAATCTCGAAAAACAACAGGAAGCTTTATGCAAGTTTCTTGGAACAAAGAGAGGTAAAATGTTCGTTAACTCTGTGTCGTTTTATACATTAAAAGATCTATATAAAAGATTTGAAGTACCTAAACGAGCTAGAGTTAAATCTATACATACTGTATATAACTGCTTAGTAGATTGTGGTTTGGCCACAAAAGTGTATCATGTTGGAGGATTTTATACGTACAGCATCAAAAGAGATGCTCCGAATGAAATCAAATTCAACTCAAATCGACAAAAGTGTGCTTTGTTCTTAACCAAAAAAGACCATGCAAAAATAGAAAGACTAAAGCCAAAAAAGCTTGGTTCTGCTGCATATCTGCATAGGTACGAAGAACATAAGATGTTGAGATTTGAGAAAAAGAGAAAATTTCCAACAGAAAACGATATATTCAAAGCTGAACTTGATGCTACAATAAATGCGTCAAGAGAAATATACAGAGAGTATGTAAGAAACTTTTTAAGTAGAGTTTATTGCAAAAAGTATAACAAAGAATATTTCTACAAAGTATACGGTGTGTATGAAAACAAACACAACAATACAGTATACGAAAAGGAAATGCCACCACTTGTAGTTGGGTATCCATTTACTCCATACAAAACAGAAGGCAACTTAAAAAGACTAAAAGAGAGACTTCGAGCAACCTCGCATTCTGTTCAAAAACGAGATTTAGAATGTAAAGAGGTAAAACTATATAATAAGTATGGGCGTTTAATCGCCTCATGTAGTTGTACCAGTGCGGTTAATATTTAACCATTGGTCGCGCACAAGTGAATCCGTCGACATCCCGTAAGATCTGTCGGCGGATAATTGTATCATAAAGTATCTTAGTATCATGGTGATAGAAAACAAACAAGTGATCGTTTATGATATTGAAGTATTCCCAAACGTTTTCCATTGCTGTTGTAAGAATTCAGAAACTGGTGAAATGAAACTATTTGAGATTTCAGAAAGAAAAAATCAAATAGAAGATTTAGTAAGTTATTTTACTGAAAGCAAAACAAAAATGTTTTGTGGTTACAACAACAAACACTATGACGATGTAATTATAAATTACATAATAGACTACCGAATAGGTTTGAAGTCAACGACTTTTGACAATGCGTGTAGGTCTATTTATTATTTGTCACAGACAATAGTGGAAGACGAAGGCGAAAATGTAGAACGATATAAACGGTGGAAATATTCGAATTTTTTCGAATCTATTGATTTACTTACAATGCAGTTTAGTAGCAAACTGCGTGTAGGTTTAAAAGAAATGCAAATCACAATGCATTATCCTAATGTTCAAGAATACAGCGGCGACTTCAATAAAAGTCTACTCGCCAAAGATATTGATGATATGATAGGATACAATATCAATGATGTTGAATCAACTTTAGAGCTATTAAATAGACTGAAAAAGGATATAGAACTTAGAAAGTTTATAAAAGAAGAGTACGGAATAAATGCGTATTCTATGGATAGTGTAAAGTTTGGTGAAACGTTATTGGCAAAAAAGTATTGTGAAGCTACAGGCATAAGCAAAAAAGCACTGGAAAGTATGAAATCTCCAATGGATTATATAAATCTAAAAGATGTTATACTACCAGTAATAAAATATAAAAATCCGAAATTACAAGAAGTTCTTGAAGACATGAAAGGGCAAACAGTGTTTTCTAAAGAACGAAAAGGCTATGAGAAGCAGTTCGTGCTCTCAAATACACGCTACTCTATTGGTGTTGGTGGAATACATTCCATCAATAAACCAAGGGTTTACGTATCCGATGAAAGGAAAATAATAGGACACGCTGACGTTGCATCAATGTATCCTAGTTTCATTGTACAATACAAATGGATTCCTCGGCATCTGGGTGAAGAATTTTGGCAGGTTTACGCTCGTATATATTACGAACGAATAGAAGCCAAACATAGTGGACAGAAGTTTAAGAGTGATGCCCTAAAATTAACTCTTAATTCTGTAACGGGAAAAATGCAACAAGAAGTAAGTTGGATGTATGATCCGTTTACAGTATTTAAAATACGAATAAATGGACAGCTAGTATTATTAATGCTAGTAGATCGTCTACTGGAATTGGGCTGTGAGATTGTGCAGGTCAATACAGATGGTGTTATGTATGTCGCAGATAGAAGCATCTCTGATAGAATTGGAGAAGCTATCAAAGATGTGGAGCAAATTACACGACTTAACTTTGAGCAAGACTACTATGAAGCGTTTTATCAGTACGCTGTAAACGACTATTTCGGTGTCGTTGAGGGTTATTCGCAATCTCATGACCCAAAACTGATAGAGAAAAAAGGTATGTTTATTACAGAAAACCGACTTGGGAAAGGAATGGCACCAGCAGTCATTCCCAAGGCTGTTATAAACTATTTTCTCACAAAAGAAAAAGTTTCTGATTATATCAGGAGACAAACAGATATTAAGGATTTTCTCATGACACAACGAGTTGATAAAAAATTCGATGTTGAATGGGGAGAGGAGCGAGTTCAGAGAATTTCCAGGTACTACGCAAGTACTAATGGAAAATATTTATTTAAAGTAAAGCGAGAATCTCCGAACAAGATTCAGTATACTAATATGTTAACTAAATCCGGAGTCACTTTACTAAATAAACTGGACAATGTTTCGATTGAACAACGTAAGATAAACTATGATTACTACATAACAGAAGCAAATAAAATCATAGAAAATTTTACGTGCATACAATTGGAATTATTCTAATATAACCAACCCGCATATCATAGTATTTAAGAGATGATTATAGAAATAAATACCGATCTTCTAAATGTAACAGAAGATCTAACTATGGGTCAATTAGTATTCCTAAGCATGGTATTGGATAAGAATCAAAAAAATAATCAAGACGTCCGCAAATTAGTCAGCCTTATTAGCGACGATGAAATATCATGCTTACTTCAGAAAGATCTCATTACCTCGATAGAGAGAGGCGATAGTATTGTCTATGAAGCAAGTCAAAAGTTACTAAATCTTACAAGCAAAAAAGAAAGTTATTTTGACTTATTTTATAAACAGTATCCCATATATGTTTTACGCCCAGATGGCTCTAAAGCTTATTTGCGCGCAAATATAAACAAATGTAGAAAGGCATTTGAATCCACGTGTGGAAGAAGTTCAGCTATGGCCGAACATATCATAAACTGTCTTAACTATGAAGTTGACAAAAAGACTAGAACAGGAAAGATAGGATATATGAAAACCATGTGGAGATGGTTAATAGACCACCAATGGGAAGAGACTGAAGAAGAGATGAGAGATACAGTAGAACAAACAGAATCATATGGAACAGAGCTTATTTAAAGTACGGTCAATGGCAGAAGTTACACAGGAAGCTGTGAACTATATATCAGCCAGAAAAGACCACACTATCACTTCATTGAAAACTCGATGGGGAAAACTAAATAAGCAATGTATGGGAGGCATTGAGCCAAACAGTATCTATACGTTCGCTGGAATATCTGGAAGTGGTAAAAGTTCTCTTTGTAATACCATTACTACTGACCTAATAGACCTTAATCCTACAGAAGATGTTGTAGTGTTAAACTTCTCATTAGAGATGGTTGGATTTAGGCAAGTTGGAAGAACAATTTCTAGTAAACTAAGAAAAACAACTTCCACCCTGTATAGTTCCGAAAGGGACCTAGACGACGAAACCTTCAATAAAGTCGTTTTAGTATGCAATCAGCTAAAGAAGTACCCCATCTATTTTATAGATGACCCAGGTACTCCCATGCAAGTTGAACAGACAATATTGGCTTTTTATGACGCTTACATAAAAGGAACAAATAAGCATTTTGTGATTACATATGATCATACTTTACTAACGAAGCAGGTTGGGTCAGTTATTGAAACAACTAGTGAGCTAGAAAAAGTATTCATCAGAATGAAGAAGTTACCATTAACTTCTATAATTCAGATAGCTCAAATGAATCGCGAAATTGAAAAGCCTGAAAGGATTAATAACCCATCGGCACATTATCCGATGAGAAGTGATTTGTCGTCATCTGATGCGATGTTTCAGGCAAGCGATTATGTCTTTGTTCTTCACAGACCAGAGATATTAAATATACGCGAGTATGGCCCCAACCATCTACCTACCAATAACAAGGTATATATGCATTTACTTAAAAATAGAGATGCAGGTAAACCTTGTATTTTAGAATTCGAGAACGACTTAGCGTATAACAACCTGATTGAACAGTAATTGTCAGATGACAAGTACTAACTTTTAAATATAGGCTGAATATGAAACGATATACAATTAATCTTGGTAACAATAATAACATTTTTCGTAACAACAATACCGCAAATGCTAGTAAGAATCTTGATGACCTTATACTTGGTAATCTGATTAAGATGAATCCTTATCTTGGCAACAAGAAGAAGGATGACACCCTTACTGCAATGTTGAACGAGGCCAAGAATAACACTAGGATTTTTATTCCTACAAAGCGCAGTTATGGTTTGAAGGATAAATTCGATTCTACCGAGTTTATAAAGGCTGCACAGTTTTTGGCTAACTATAAGCCAGATAACAGCTACATTAAGCTGGATGATACTATTATTAAGTTCTTTGAGGATGAGATTCAGATCGGTTACGATTTGATTCCTCTTTATGACCTTACTCGTCCCGCATTCTTAGATTCGCTCGACGATAAGACTAAGAGTATCATTATTAACATTTACATTACAATTAACGGATAATATATATGCCAGTAGTATTACCTACAACTAAAATACCAGCTGTTTCTATAGACCCGAAGTTTTTAATCCTTTATGGTAGACCTAAAGCAGGTAAAACTTCGGCATTAGCACAACTTGATGAAAACCTGATAGTAGATCTTGAAGGTGGTTCTACTTTTATAGACGCAATGTCTGTACAAGCAAGAAGTGTTAATGATTTAGGAGAAATAGCAAGTGCCGTTCGTGCCAAAAATACAGAAGTAGGACATAACTTTTATAAACGCATAACTATTGACAATGCTACACGTCTTGAAGAGATGTGTCTAAGCTACGCAGCAACGCTCTACAGGCAGACTCCTATAGGTAAAAACTGGAAGGGTTCTGATGTAAGGACATTGCCAAATGGTTCTGGATATTTTTATTTAAGGCAGGCAGTAAGAAAAGTCATAGATATGTTTAGAGAATTGTGTGACCAATTTATTTTAATAGGTCACGTAAAAGATGTTCAGATTGACCAGAACGGCGAAGAACTGAGCGAAATGGCTTTAGACTTAGTTGGAAAATTAAGTTCCATTGTTTGTGGAGAAGCTGATGCTGTAGGTTTTGTTTATCGAAAGAATAACGAAACCCATATTAGCTTTAAAGGAGGCGACGGAACTGTACGTGAAGCGAGAGCTTTACACCTAAGAGGAAAGGACATAGTTATAGCGACAGGAAACGAAGACGGAACAATTACAACATATTGGGACAGAATTTACAAATCTAAATAATAGAAGTTATGTATAGTACAAAAACGGCAACAATTAACGCTAGCGAGTTTAATAGTTCTTATATGCCAGTAGGCATTAATGACAATATTACACTTAAGGAAGTAAATGTAAATACGACTCCAAACGGTCGTACATTTCTTGAAATAATATTCGAGGATAGTGAAGGAAGGACAGCTTCTATGACAGAGTGGAAGAATGAGAAGAACATGTGGATTAAAACTGATGAAGATCTTCAGAAGCGTGATGATCAGCAGTTCGGTCGTATTCTACAAATCATAGACTGTTTCTATGAAACACGCCCAGACTTCGAAGGTAATAACTTCGTAGAAATGATCAACTGGGTGAAAACAACTCTTGATAACCGTCAGCAGAATAATAAGCTTAGACTGAAGGTTATATATGACAAGAAAGGTTACACTACAGTATCTCCATATGGTATTTATGTAGAGCCTATGACTGTCGAAACGTCTCAGATTTCATTGTTTAAGCGTGATCTGCTTGAACGTCCTATTGTAGCGGACAATGAGTCTGCTATCGACCCGCTTGTTGACAATGCTAATGAATCAAAGGTATTCAACACTCCGGAAGAATCTGGTACAACAGGTGCTGACGACCTGCCATTTTGATGCGGCCGAATTGGAAAGATTTAGAAACTTGAAGAGGGATAGACTTTATTTCTATAATTTGAGATGGAGTTGTCCTAATATATACAAGTGGACGATGAAACAAGTCGGCCTATAAATGGTCAGTGGTGCTGACAACCGTCCAGAGTAAACTAATCCCAAGCCTGCCTTATTAGGTGAAAGGTGCAGGGTGACAGCGTCTCGAATTGAAATGGATTAAAGGTCAGTGGTGGAGGACTGGTTGGAAATCCAGCCAGCCCCTAACACTAGTCGCTTGAAGTGAAAAAACTATCTTAGGCGGTATCGAGAATTTGATAGTAAATAGAAGAGCGAAACCTCTTGCAGAATTCACCTGATGAAGAG